AGGAGGGGAGCGAGGTAATCCGGGCAAGTTAAGAGTTCATTTGCGTTCAGTTCAATGAAGTGGATTTCATACTGTGTTGGGGTAGTGGGGGTGGCTACGGTACCCGGATTGACATTTTGGGGATTGTGGGGTACGTTTTGTGTGAGAAAGTGGGGGTAGTGGTACATCAGGTGCCATACACGACTGATCCGAACATTTATCAGGGGAAGGGTAGGTTGACTGGTAGGTCGATGGATATTGCGCGGTTGGTGTTGTTGGAGCCTGAGTTGAGTTACCAGTCAGTGGCGGGAAGGTTTGGGGTAAGTCGTCAGAGGGTGGGGGCTATTGTAAGGAGGATGGGAGTTGCGCGTAGGAGGAGGCCTGATGGGATTGAGTAAGGATAAGATGTCGGCCAACCAGGAGGCATATTTGTCTGCTTTTGCGTTGGTCGGGTCGGTAAAGAAGGCTTGTGAGGCTACGGGGATAGCGCGGCAGTTGGTGTCGTATTGGAGTGTAGGGGACAAGCTGGGATTCAAGGACAGGTACGCAGCGGCCAGGGAAGATTTTCGGGAGGGTTTACAGGACATTGCGGTAGCGCGGGTCAAGGACCAGGCACCCGGGGACAACCCGGCGTTGCTCATTAAGCTGCTGGAGGCCCACTGGCCGGACAAGTACAGGCGGGCCGGGTATATCGCGGACGGTACGGCCAAGGAGATGATCGACGGGTGGAGGAAGTTCGTGCGGGACGGTCGGAGTCAAGCGAAGGCTCGTAAGGGCGAGGGAGACCGCCATAATGCCGTAGAGGAAGCGGAGCGTATCCTTGCCAGGAAATCCAAGCGTGACGACACAGACGGGGCCGCCTCCTGACGGGCCGTCGGTAAACGAGTACATATTCTCCCGTCTTGAGTTCATGCCGACGCCCATCCAGGCGGACATACTCAGGTCAAAGAAGAGGTTTGTGCTCGTGGCCGGGGGAGAGCAGGCCGGTAAGTCGATGGTCGCGTCCAAGTACCTCATATCGAGGTTCCTGGAGAACGAAGGCCGTGGTCTGTACTGGCTGGTAGCCGCGGACTACGAACGGACCCGTGCCGAGTTCGACTACCTCGTAGAAGACTTCGCCACCCTGGGAGTGCTGTCGGAGGTCTCCAAACGAGTGGACCCGGGACGCATCCTGCTGGCCGACGGGACGAAGATCGAGACAAAGTCAGCCAAGGACCCGCGTACCCTCGCCATGAGAGCCCCCGACGGCATCATCGGGTGCGAGGCGTCCCAGTTGGACCTGAACTCCTATCACCGGCTACGCTCCAGAGTGGCGCCGAAACGCGGGTGGCTGTTCCTGTCAGGTACCTTCGAGGGCTCCCTCGGCTGGTACCCGCAGCTATTTGCCTCCTGGCAGACCGGGAGCGAGGACGAGAAAGCCTTCTCCCTGCCGTCGTACTCTAATATCCACCTGTACCCCAAAGGGGCGAGAGATCCCGAGATACTTAAACTCAAGGCGATGGCCTCCGATGAGTTCTTCATGGAACGCATCCAGGGCATCCCCTGCCCGCCCGTGGGGCTGGTGTTCGGAGAGTTCCGGGCAGACCTCCACACCGACTCAGAGGCCAACTACGTCAAAGGAGAGCCCGTGTACCTGTGGATGGACCCCGGGTACGCAGGGGCCTATGCCGTAGAGGCCGCCCAGGAGATAAACGGGCAGCTCTGCGTGTTCGACGAGGTATACGAACGAGGCCTCACAACCGAGGAGATGATAACCGCCGTTACCAACAAGCCCTGGTGGCCCGACGTACACTCCGGCACCATCGATATCGCGGGCTATCAGCACCAGGCCATGTCAGCACCCGCAGAAATGTGGATGGAAAAGACCGGCATATACCTGGATGCACAGAAAATCCGCATCAACGAAGGTACCGAACGGCTCAAAGGATTCATGAAGACCGATCCGGTGACCAGTAGGCCCGGGATAGTGTTCAACCCCGAATGCAGAGGTATCCTGTCAGAGTTCGGGGCCGTTCCCAGCCCGTTCGACGGCCAGACCCGTGCGTACCGGTGGAAATCGGACCGGGAAGGCAATATAGTGGGCGAAACCCCCGAGGACAAAAACAACCACGGCATAAAAGCCGTGATATACGGGCTCGTCAGCCGCTTCGGCTACGGGATGGTCAGAAACAAAGAGTTCATTAAGATCAGAAGGCACTGATATGGCGAGAGCAAAACCGGAAGATATCATAGATAAGGTAGAAGCGCACTACGAGGCCACTAATACCCTGCGTACACGTATGGACGCGGACCACCAACTGTATAAGCTGGTCCCGTACGAGGCCGGGGACGGATACCAGAGCTATACGTCCAACGAGCCCCAGACATATGCCGATAAGGTCGTGGCATGGCTCACAGCGTCCGACATGATAATACGCATCCCCCCGAACGGTAACCCCAGGAACAACCGGGAGATAAACAACGACAAGGAACGCTTTATCATCGGAGCCCTGCGCTCCGCCAACGAACGCCTCACCCGGAAACTGGTGCCCTCCCTCAAAGACCAGCTTGCATGGCATATCACCGTGCGGGGATGGTACGCCGGTAGAGCCCTGCTGACCAAGAACGGGGACAATAAGACCGCCATCGACGTTACCCCCTGGGACCCCATGCACACACACTGGGGAGTCGGACCCGACGGGCTGTCGTGGGCATGCTATAGGGTCAAGAAGACATCGGAAGAGATCGAGTCCCAGTACAACATCCGGCTCGACGAGTCCCGGTCCGATGCCGACGGGATTACCGTGTATGACTACTACGATACCGAGTACAATACCGTCGTCATACCCGGCAGGTTTATCAAGAAACGCACCCCTCACGGCGCCGAAGGGCAAGTGCCCGTGTTCCTGGGCCCCGTCGGCTCCACCCCGCTCGTGCAGTCCCTGGAATGGTCCTCGATAGAAGATACCCTGGAAGACTATGGGGAATCAGTCTATAAGGCCACCCGGAACCTGTACGATAAACACAACATGATGATGTCCGTGATGCTGGAGCTTACCGCACGGGCCAGAAAACAAGGCCTGAAGGTGAAGTCCCGGGACGGCACAAAGACCCTGGAGGAAGACCCGTACAAGGAAGGCACCGAGATATCCCTCGGGCAAGGCGAGGACGTAGAGCCCCTCGGCCTGATGGAGATGGCCCGGGAGTCCGGGGCCTTCATGGGACTGGTGTCAGGAGAGATGCAGAGAGGCTCCATCCCCCATACCGTCTATGGCGAGATACCCTTTCAGCTCTCCGGCTTTGCCATCAATACCCTGCGGCAAGGCGTCGAGTCCGTGCTGGTGCCCCGTGTGGCCGCCATGCAAAAAGCATACAAGCAGATAGCTGATATGCTGTGCGATCAGTACCAGTCCGGCTTCTTCGAGGCAGTGGAACTCACAGGACGTGACAATAACAGGATGTACTTCTCCGAGACGATAACCCCCGATAGAATACGCGACGGCGGGGACCCGGAGATAAAGCTGGTCACCAACCTGCCCGAGGACGACATGTCCCGGTACGGCATGGCCCAGATCGCCCGGGAAGGGCCGACACCGCTCCTGCCCGACCTGTGGATACGTGACAACATACTAGGCATACAAGACTCCGACCAGATAGATGATGCCGTCAAGGAGCAGATAGCGGAACGTACCCTTCCCGAAGCAGGCATATGGTCCCTGTACCAGGCCTCCGTCAAACAAGGACGGGACGACCTCGCACAGATGTATCTCGGGGAGTTGATCTCCCTGCTGTTTGCCAAAGCAAGGCAAATGGCTCAGACTATGGGTGGGCCGGAGGGTCCGCCGCCGGGGACTCCCTCCCCTGGACAAGGACAAGCTCCTGTCACCCCGGCGGGCCCTCCACCCATGCAGCCACCAGAGGTCATGCCCCCCGCTATGGCCGGGGTACCACCACCGATACCCACACCACAAGGCGGACCGGTCGTGCCGCCGGGACAGCCGAGACCGGGAGCAATGTCGGAACAAGAACGCCTACGCAGAATAGGACTGGCAGGACCAAGGGGATAGAAGATGGCCGTATCGCTACCAGCCGGAGTAAGACCCGAAGACATACCGTCCCTGTTCAGGAACCTTCCTGAGAGAGTGTTTGGGAGGCCTTCCCCCGAGCCGATGTCACAGGGCCCCGGTATGCCACAAGGCCTCATAGGGGAGGGCGGATTCCAACAGTGGCTAGCCCGACAGGCTCAAGAAACCCGGTCTGCTCAGAACGGGTCTTATACGGACTCAATCGATGCCGGGGTTTCTCCATTAGCCGCAGCATTTCAAAGTCTGGCAGTAGGCATGAGGTCGGATAAGAAGCAAGTTGCGGCACAAATGGTAGAGAGGGTCAAGACTCCTGCCGTCAAGGCTCGGGCGCTGGCCGTAGCG